CTAAGCCCGGTCGACCCTGCCCCGAATTCCTTCCCATGCCCCGTCGGACGGCAGGAACTTAATGCCCGCCTTTTCCATGGCTGTGACGATCTTAGTCAGAGACTCGGTCCGGGCGTCCGATCGCCATTGGAGCGTTGAGTCTACGCTTGGATCACCGTCCACGTCTTCGACCTTCTGAATTGTGGAAATTCCAACGCCGGATTGCTCTGCAAGTTTAGAAACGGACCACTTCAAAAACGCTCTGGCTGCTCGAATCTGCGCTCCGGTGACTTTCATTGATACGCCCTCTCACTCAAACCGTGGAACTACGGTAGCGAAGTTTCTGGCTTATTGCTAACGATTTTTGTTGACTACTATAGCTAACGATTTATGGTGTCTATCAGACGGGGCGGCCCGTCCAGCATGACGAAGGAACACCATGAACGCCGAGCAATTGAAGGAATTCACCACGCGCCAGTTGATGGCCCTGCTCACCGCGCGAGCCGACGGAGACGACAAGAGCGCGAGCGTCATTATCGACGCACTGGCCAAGGCGTACGGTCTTGAGAACTACCCGCCGCGTTGACAAAACGGCCCGATGGGGCCACCTTTTCGGAGTGAGGCGGCTGCGCTAACAACCGCCCCGATCGTCACGTTAGCGGCGAAAACGCGGGCCGTCCTTCGGGGCGGCCCTTTTCGTTGCTCATGCCCAACCAGACCACCGGTAGTGCAGCGGTCGATTGAAGTCCGATGCTGCGTCGGATGCGCGCCAACGCGCCAGAATGAGCCGGCTGGCCACCGTCCGGACGCCTTCACCAGCCCGGAGCCGCGCCGTGATCCGTTCGCCCCCGGCGTCGCGCACCGGCATGCCGTCACCTTCGACAAGGGTCAGCAAATCGTCGTCGACCGTGAAAAAGCCAACCTCGCAACTTCCCACGTCGCCGGGCTGGCCGGACGGGTTGCGGGTCGCGACGGTGATTTCGTTGATACGATTGCGCGCCATCAGGCTACCCCCAAGTTCGGATATTCCATTTTGCGGTTGAAGTTCGTCAGCACCGAGCGCGGGATAGGTGACCCTGCCGGTTCTGAGAAGCAGAGCGCCACGGCGTCGGCTTCGTCGGGCGACGGCATGCCGCGCTTGCGCATATCCTCTTTGGCTTCCAGGACAAGCCTGCCGCTCGAGTCGTATTTGTAGCCGGGCGACGTCAAATCGGCGTGCAGACTGTCGCTGTCCGGAATCGAGAAGCGACCTTGCAATGCGGTCTTTATGTTCGACCACATTTCCGCGCGGCGGTTGAGCGGGCCGCCGGCAGGCTTTCCCGACTCGTCCAGGGGCGCGGGCTCAACGGGTTTGCCGCCGAAGTTCACCGCGTTGACCGTCTCGCCATAGCCTTGTTCAACAAGCCTATCATAAACCCCGATGCCGAGACCGCCGACGTCGATATTGAGCTTGATCGGCTTGTCATCGCGAATGATCTTCGAAATCCAGCCGGCCACTTCCATCGTGGAAAGGCCGCGGCGCTTCTCGATTCTTTCGATGGCATGACCGCGGCGCCACGCGATGGCGGTTGCGTCTGCCCCTTTGCCGGCCGGGTCAACGCCAACGATCAGAGGCCCGTATGGCTCGATATCCGTCGCCTTTCGCGCTGCCAACACGATGTCCGCGGTAATGAAGCTGTCGAATTGCGAAGCCATGAACGCTTCGTCCGGCACAATCGGATATTCGCGCTTAAAGTGGTCCTCAGAGCCGAGCTGAGAGATTTTGTTTCGGCGCCAGCAAATCTGTTCCGCGTCCAGGCCGTGCAGCGCGGCCAACGCAGCTTCTTCCTTGGTCGTGGCGAAGTCGTCGGGCAGCTTCGCCCGATAACTCGGATCGATTGACCAGGGCAGAAATACAGCCATGAACTCGGAATCTCCGGCCTCTGCACGGCGCCAAAGCTGGTGGAATTCGTCACCGAACTGGTTGCCGGTTGTTTCAAGGATGATCTCTGTCCCGTCGATATCCGGAATGGTCTGCACCAGGGCGGCCAACTGCTCTTGGAGCGAATGCCAGAACGCGGCTTCCGATGCGTGCAGAAACTGCGCGGTCGACGACCGGCCGGAGCCTTCAAGCGTGGCAACGGAGACCATGTAGCCGGAATCGATCGTGTCAAAAATCAACTCTTCGGCGTTCGACGTGCCGACCGACTGCCGATGCTCTGGCGGCATGTTGTCGTGGAATCGCTTGACCAGGTTGAACAGATTCCGGCTCGCCGGCTTTTCATGGCCGATGATTTGCGTCCGCAGGCCCGGATTGCTCGTGGTGCTCTTGTAGTAGCGCGCGGCAACATAGGTCGAAATGCCCATCTGGCGCGCCTTCAACACGATCGCGCGGACGCGGCCGGTCTTGGCTTTTTGCTCTTCAAGTTTCCGGTGCAACTCGCGCTGCGCCGGATTGAAGGTGAACGGAGCGAGGTTGCCCGCCTTCGGCCTGATCTTCAAACGCTCCGACGCGAAGAATTCCAGGTCATTGGCGAGCTTGGTTGCGCGCTCGCCTTCCGCTCGGAGATTGGTAAGCCAGTCCATCAGCGCCGACCAAAATCGACGCCATAGACAATATTATCGATGTCCCGGCTGGCATCGCGATATTCCTGCTCGCGGCGCGCGGTGGCGTATTCCTCTGCCTCTGCGACGAGCCGCATTGCATATTCGAACGGGACGGCCATGCCGGCAGCAATATGGGCCGCCTGCGTCAGATCCTCAAACACTATGCTTTCTCCGAATTCTGAAAGAACGCGCGGCATTGGCAGCCGCCGGCCCGCACCATCAAGTCGTGTTTGATTCTCACCGCGGGCACGCCCGGAGTGATCTTGGCCTCTTCCGCAACTCGCGCATCAATATAGGCTTCAATTTCGTCGTGCAGCGTCTTGATGCGATCGAGGTTGAGCGGCGTCGGCGGTGGTCTGAGTGCGGGTGCCATGTCCTGATTCCTTTATCGGTCGATTTTGCGTAGTTGATCGTGCGTGCTGCGCAGCACTATTTCGAAAACATGGCGCTTCGCCGCTTCTCTCGGGGTGCCGAAGGTATCCGGTGTTTTCAGATTTTTGAGATGCTGAATCCTCGCCTCGATATCGTGCTTTGCGAATTCGTTTGCGACTTCCCCAACGGAAAGTTCTCGGCCAAACCGAAGTTTCGCCTCGGTCTGCATCTCTTCGATGTAATCAGTCATTGGTTATCTTCCTTTCGAACGTGCGAGCCGCAGCGCGACCGCATCTTTGAGTGAACCTGATTTGGATAGCTTGGCGCTGAGCGCGGCCAAGCTGGCATCGTTACGCGATCCGCTCCCGCTCGACCCGGCGATGCCTGGTTTCTGCACGTGCGGGATATCGCGCGTCGGCGTTGCCTTCGCGGCCTTGCTGAGCAAGTCGTAACGAGCAGCCTTGACCAGGAGAGCTTCGGCGGTCGCCCGCGGAAAGGTCGATTGGCTGCTCACCGCCTTGAGAAACTGCGCGACGTCCGCGCCGTGCTCGGCAAGCATCTTCGGCACATGCGCTTTGACCGCATCCATTTCCTTCGCTGGAATGCTCTTGGTCATCTCAGCAAAGCGCGCGTTTTCCTTTGCCGCGTAGTTCCGGAATTCGGTCTGTTCGCGGGCGGCCTTCTGCGTCTTGAGTTGCTGACTGGCGGCCTCAACCTGACCAAGGGCCTGCAATTTGCCGAAGATGACGCGGGCGCGCGCGGGGTCGTGTTGGTGGAGCGCATTAATCGTGTTCGCCCACTGGTCGAGCGGGAGACTCGCAAGTTCGGGCGCCTCGGAAAAGAGGCTAGCCGCGGCGAACTTTCCGGCCTGGTCGACAGCCGTTGAATATGCTTCGCGCTGCGCGTCTGCGGTGGCCACGCGTTCGGTGATGGCGGCTTGAATTTTCGGATTGGCCAGGGCGCGTTCGACGTCGATTTCACCGTCTGGAAGCTGCGCCTTCGATTCGGGCTTCTCGCCGCGCAGCTTGTCGACTTCCTTTTGCTGCGCCTTCGTGTCGTCGATTTCCGCTTGCGATGCGTCCGCTTGCCGTGCCTCCGCCAGCATCTCTGCGGCCTGCTCGGTGGTCATTGTTTCGTTTGCCGGCAAGCCAGTGGTATGCGTGATGATCTTCGACTCAGGACCGCTCAACTCCCTCAGGCGCTGCGCGGCTTCATCTTTGGTCAACTCTTCCGGCGCCTCCGCCTTGGAGTCGTCCTGCATCGGCACGTAGCCGGCGGCGCGCTCCAATCCTTCCCGACCATAGGCCGGCTCGGTCGATTCAAACTGGCCGGCGTCATTGCGCGGTGCTTCTACGGTGGTGGTGTCGGTCATCAGGTTACCTCGTTACAAAGATTGGCGCAGGGCGCTTGGGTTGATTGGCGTTGGTGGTGACAGTGGCTGCACCCGCGCCACTGCGCGCGAGCTGTTGCAGAAATTGCAGTTGACCAATGGTCCGGGTCACCATCGCGTTGAGCGCGGCGGCATTCATGGTGGCGCCGTTCTGCAAGAGAATGTCAGAGACCGCTTTCCGCACGGCGGGAGTGTTACCGGTGATGCCGCGCACGCCAGCGTGCAACATTGAGCCGATTGCAGCGCTCCAATTGCCCGTTGCCGCATGCATGACGGTGGTCGGGTTGACGCCAAGCGCCTCGTGATCCGCCAGATTGTCCGCGGTGTGCGAGCCGCCGAGCGCTTGGTTACGGGTTTCGAACATCGTCTGTTCGCGCGCCAAACGCTGTTGAAGTGGATTAAGCTGACCAGGCTGCACCGGCCCTTGATGCAGGGACAGCGTGTCTAGCTCTTGCTGTGCCTTCTGCGACGTGAGCGGGCGAACCTTGTTGGAGCCTATGCCGGGCGTGCTCTCGATTTTGCCAATGCGCGTATCCGCATAGCCGGCGCGGAAGCCTTGCTGTGCCTGCGGATTGAGCGCATTAAAGCGATCGATGTTGTCTGCCGCACGCCCACGCGTTGCAGCCTCGGAGCCGACGTTAACCGCATCGCGCACATGGGCGGGGCCGGAATAGGCGGCGCGTGCCTGACCATAGCTCGGGTTTACGCTGTCGACCTCATTGAGGAAAGAACGTCGAACGTTGTCCAGCGCGCGCCCGTATTCATCGAGTGCGAGTCGACCGGTCGTCTTGTCGCGATACCCCTCAAGGATATTGTCCCAACCCTTCTTAATGAGGTTGATAGTCCGCATGTTGGGCACACCGGAAATGAGCGGATCGCCGGCTTCGTTGAATCCCGTGATCGCATGGTCGACCGGGTTAAATGGACGACCGGTCGCGAGCGATTCGAGCCGTTGAACGCGGACACCCTCACGGAGACCTTGCGCGGTGATCGGATCATCGAAAAACTGCTGTATCCGGTCGTTCCAAACCGGTCGTTGATTGAGCGCATCCTGGTAGAGCGGTGCGGATTCACGGCGCGCTTGCTCTGTCAACTGGTCGATCGTCTGCCGGGCGGTGTTGCCGGTGCCCAAACCTTCGTCCAGCATATCGGAAACCCGTTCACCCTGACCCGCCTGGCGATTTTCCAGTGCGTTGACGACGTTGGTCCGCCCCTCACCAGGTGCGCGCGCCACGGTCGACAACATGCGCTGCCCGGGGTTCCCGAGTGCATCGGCGAGGATGTAATCGCCCTGGCCGGCTGCACTCGCATCTTGAACGGCCTGACTAAGCTGCTGCGGCGTGTGACCGCTTTCCGAAACGGCGCGCGCGACCTGGCGATTTGCGGCACCCGTCGGGTTGATCCGCGCCATGATGCTAGAAACGAACGGGCTGGCCGCAGCCTCTACGGCCGGCGCGGCGCCGCCGATTAGACCGCCGATAAGCGCGCCGGAAACCGGGTCACCATTCCGGATGGCCGAATCGGCGCCACCGAGCAGAGCATTCGAAGCCGCACCCATTCCGGTGCGCGCGGCAAAGCTGCCCGTCGCTCCGAACAAGCCGGGCGCAGCGGCGACAACCGGCGCCATGGAAGCGACACCGCCCGCCAGCTTCGCGCCCGTGTCAATGACGGGATGCTGAGCGGCAAACTTTGCGTCGGCGCCTTCCTGGTCACGGAGCGAATGGGTGTAGCGCTCGGACCACGTTGGTTCGCTGAGCTGATCTTTTTCATCGAACAGCGGATTGAGCACGGGCGCAAGCGCGGCATTCGTGGCGGCGTCCGCCTTGTTGAGCAGTCCGCCGAGAACGGGAACGCCCGTGGCGAACGATCGCCCGACGTTATTGACCGAAACGGGATCAACCTTCGGCGACAAACTCGCCGCGATGTGGTCGACCGTCGATTGCTGTTCGTCGGGCGAGAGTTTGAGAAACGAGTCGTCGACCGCGACGCGCTGGCCGTTGATATCGAGGGTTGCCATTACTGCACCACGCTCCATTTGACGCCAGTTGGCGCCGTACCGGAGGCACCCGCGGCGTTGTCGGATTTCAGCCACGCATCAATGCGCTTAAGCACTGCCTGGCCTTCCGGCTTGATGAGAGGGCCGGCCTTGTCGGCGGCCATCTGGCCCATGCCCGCCACGCGCTTCTCTTCAAGCGCATCAAGCGAACCGTGCAGAAGTTCGGAAAGCTTTTTGATTTGCGCACGCTGTTGCGCCGGGCTCATGTTCGGCGAAAGGTTCTCTTCCCAAGCGTGAATCTCGGCGTCGCTCATGTTGGCGCCCTTGAACACCTTGGACATTTCCTCGGCGACCGCGTGCGCGTTGGTGCGGAAAGCGCCAGGCTCGCCGCCGCCCGTGGCCTCGTTGTATTTATTGCCGACCCAATTGAGCGCCGGATAACTACCGTTGTGCAGATCGTCGGCAGAGTTGAGCAGAGCATCAACATGGGCGAGCGTTTGGTTTGCACTACGGACCATTTCGGCCGACTTGCCTGCGCTGAAATCCCTCACGCTGGCGACACGGCCGCTCCAATTCGTCGCATCGAAGGTCGGATCGTAAGCATTCGCTGCCGCCATCATGTTCTGCCAATAGGGCCGGCTCATTGCGAGGCTGCCCGGCGGCGGCTGGCGCCCTTCGACCATCGCTTTCACGCGGCCGGCAACGTCGGGCGGCAGCGTCGCGAGATACGCGGCGCCGGTCTTCGACATATCGCCAAGTCCGCTGTTGTTCGCATCGGCACCAGGCGCGCCTTCAATCGGCGTCGTCTCGCCGGTCGCCTTGTTCATTTTGGAGAACGTCTTGTTTCCGAGTCCATCCTGGCCGGTCTGGACGACGCTAAAGCTGTCGTTCTGCTCCGGCGTGTAGGCGCGCGAAACTCTGCCGTTTCTGTCGGCGACGTATCCTTGACCGAGAGACGTCAGGGTCTGCGGACCGAACTTCTGTGCGACGATCGTTTTACCGGCCTCTGGATTCAGAACGGCAACGGTCGCTTGCTGCGGAGATAGGCCCGCATTGACCAAGGACGTGAACTGCTGCTGCTGCTGGCGCTGCTGTTGCGCCTGGAAGTCCGCCTGCGGGTCGTCACGCTGACCGGTCACCAGGCCCGAGATGCCACCAATCAAGCCGCCGCCGTGGCGCATGCTTTGCCAGGCCGCCCTAAAATGACTGCCGATATCGTCCGTCGGTGCCGGCTGCGCGATGGGCAGCACGGGAGCTGTGGCAGGTTGAATGACATGCTCGCCAGTGGCGGGATCGAGCTGGCCGGCGGGCAAATCAAAGCCCGAACCAATGCGGGGCATCTGGTAATCGCCGACGGCAATCGGTGCATTCTGCGGTGCGGCCGGCTGCGGCGCTGGTGCGCTCGCCTGTGCATCCATCGGCGAAGGTGAAAAGCCCGGCCCCGTGTTCGTCGACGCCGCCGCGTAATCTGCGAGAATGCGATCGATCAATCCGCCTTGCGCGGGCTGGTACGTCGCGGGATCGTAGGCGTCAAAGAGGCCCATGTCAGATGATCCTCAAAATCTTGTTCAACACGATCGTCGGCTGAATGTTGTTGTGCGCGGTGCCTCCGGTGTTATTTGAGGCGGATGAAACGGTTCCTGTCGCGGTACCCGTCGCTCCTAGCTTGCTGACGGTCGGACCGACGTTAAGCGACACGGCCGCAACACCTCCGGAACCACCGGCACTCACTAGCGTGCCGTCACCCGAATTGCTGGCGACGAAGTTGTTAAGATTCGTGGTGACGGCCAATGTCGGCGATGCAGTTGACGTGATCGTCGGAATCTCGGCGGCGACCAGCGTATGGGTCTGTTCGCCACCCGCAGAGCCGAGAGCAGAGCCGTTCATACCTCCGGTGTTGAGCCGACCCGTTATGTTGCCAGTGTCAAGCCCGGCCACAACACGGCCGCGGAGATCAGGAACGTTAAAGGTGGTGCTGCCGTCGCCGGTGCCATAGGTGGTCCCGACAATCGAAAAAAGCGCCGCGTAGGTGATCCGCGAGATCGCCTGACCGATCGGGAAGGCGAACGAACTGTTCGGGGTGGTGGCCGCAACGTAGTCGATCATGCCGCCGAGCGGTACCGAGTATGGATTGCCGTAAAACCCTTGCAGATACAGCGCACCGTCGGTGTTGTTGTAGAGCGCCACATAGGGCGTTCCCTGGACCAACACGCCGGCAGGAAGTTCCTTGCCGGGAGAACTGCGCAGCGGGAGGTTAGCGAAGCCGTCGACCGTGATCGTGACCGGTCCCGCCGCGTTGGTGACGTGCGGCGTGAAGGCGATCATTTGACCGTTGAAATCGGTGAGGTTGACGAAATTCTGATTGCTCGCGACCTGATAAGCCGCTGACGTTCCGGTGGTGACAATCGCACCCGAAATGTCATCTCTGTATTTGGCGGCGCTTGTCATCATCGCGCGAGCGCTATCGTTAATTGAGGAGGGCGCTTGTCCTTCCGCCCAATTCACGGTGTTATCTGCGCTGGCATTGTTCGCCGCGATTTTCGACCAAACCGACAAGCCGCCGTTGTTACTAGGCATCAGGCGTGCTCCACCGACTTAGGCACCACCGGATAGGTGCAGATCACGCGATCCGGCGTGCCGTACACGTCAACGAGCGTGAAATGCGGCGCCAGGCGCCAGTGCGCGGCCAGGTCGAAAGGCTCCGAGTCTTCGTGAACGACTGGCACCCAAACGTCGCCCTCGCGTTCCGGCGCCGGCTTGTCGGCGTGGTAGCCCATGCCCTTGATCTGATCGCCCACGATCCGCGCCCAACGCTGGCGGCCCTCTACGCGGTCATAGAGAGCGCCTGCGCTTCGGGATACTTCGGCGCGCCGCAGAGTGCCTTCCAACATGGCGCACGTCCTGGCGGCTTGGCGCACCCATTCGCTGGCGGTCATTCCGCGCGCCACAGCGGCGTCAATGACGGCATCGCACAGTTCGGGCTCTAGCCGGACGTGCAGCGTGTTGGAACGTCCCACGGAGCGTTTCTGGTGATCCTTGGGGGCGGTCATCGCGTTGCCCATCCAATGTCGCCCGGCTGCGTGACCAAGTAGCCCATCGTCCGGATAGCCGACAGCACCGCATCCGCTTCAACGGTAGCGAGTCGGCTCATCTGTGTATTGCTGCGCAGGAAATCGCTTATGATGGACAATTCTGCGTCGCTCATGACGTTGCCGCCAGTCGAACCGATCGCCTGAATCGCGAAACCGGCGTTCGTCATTGCGTCGAACACGGCTTGGACTTCCGCGAAGCTGAGCCGCGAAAGCGGGGTGCTGTTGCGCAACGCGATGTTCAACGCGTCGGCTTGAGGTTGCGTCAATGCGGTCATGGATGCGTGCTTCCCTGCAAGACGGTGACGGTCGTTCCCGCGGTCGACCACGCATAGATCGCGTCACTAAGCGCGACATCGCCAGTCAGGACAATCGAGCCGCCCTGGCCGCCAGCCGACGAAGCGGGATCGAGCGGAACGCCGTCGGTCGCGGAGGCTGGTGCGGTTTTGGTCTTCCAAACGAGCGAGCCGGCGCCATTGTTGGCGATGATGAGAAGTCGATTGCCGAGCATCTGGCCCGCAATCTGCGCTGGCGTATTCGCCGCAAGAGTGGTGGACGTGACGACTCCGGAAGTGGTGAAGCTCACAAGAGTGTTTCCTTCGGAACTGAAAAATCCCCGCGGCGACCAATCAAGGTCAGCGCGGGGCGGTGAATTGCAGAACGTTGCATTACATTGTCATGCAAAACTTATCGAAACGACAACGGCGCTAGTGATTGCGTGGTGACCGAACTACAGAACCGGTGCTTATCGCCGCAGTTCGCGAGTGATTTCAACTGCGTGACTCGATCGGGAAGGGCGGCTACTACCGGTTTTACTACCATCGGCCTCAATAGGGCGGCGCCGGCATGGATGCAGACTGGTCAATGACCAGGGCAGGCGCATGTTCGATCGTCTTCGCGAAGCTGGACCGCAGGTATGTTGCAATGCCGGCAAACAGTTCCTCCGGCGGAACGTCGCCTAGCTTCGCTTGCTCGATCGCTTCAAGCACGCCGCGCAATTCGGCATACTCGTCGGCGGTCAATCCCGCAGGCGTGGCTTGCTGCACGCTCACGAACACGTCGCGCGGCAAGAGCCCGAATGCAATCGTCGCGAACTTGCCAGGGTCTTCGGTTGCGAGGTGACGCAGCACCGCGGCGCCATACGTCGACCAGGTGTCGGCCAGATCGGCGATCAGCCGTTCCGCGATCTTCTGTCGGTTCGTCGGGCCGCGTCCGTTCGGGTTTCCGCTCACGCCCGGTTGCCAGTTGGGATTGCCAGGGCGATCGTATTTGCGGATTTGATTACTCATATTTTCGATTCCTTCGCAGTGCAGTTATCAGTTGAGTTTCGCCGCAATCATCCGTTGACTTGATCGTTCGAAGCGCGGCGACGCTCATTGAGACGTATTTTTCCAGGTTGATGCTGTCGTTCGCTTAAGCCTTTGAGATTGCAGTGTCCCCCGTAGCGTCCCCGTCCCTTTGCGTATCTAGGATACGGGTCCAAAGCGTATCCAAGTGTCCCCCATTCCTTTAGGATGGGGACATGGGACGGGGGACGGCTACAGCGGCGATGTTTCCAGGTAGAGGATTGATCCGGACAAACCCGTCCGGTTCTGCAATTAAATGTTGAGCCACACTGTCCCGCAGTTTCTTAAATGCGGAGCGCGGATTTTTCGCTTTGAGATTGAGCAAGCCCACCCTGGCCAATTCCTCTTTCCAAAAATCGACATGCACAGCGCCGGATTGGCCACGCTCTGCAATGGCACGCGTGAGGGCGTCCAGCGCCTGTGCATGTTTGCCGGTCAATGATTGCGAAGCGGCTGTGCGGGCTTCTGGGACCGGCGTACCGGCAGCCAGGATTGCCACGGTGTACGGGTCGCGGTCCGTGCCATCGGACCATTTGCCGCGCACCGTCACTTCCTCCATCTTAAACGACGCAATCGGTCCTTCGGGTTGGTCGTTGGCTTTGACAATCGTCGCGGTGCGCACCTTGTCGCCAGATATTTGCACCGCCATGTCGACGTGACCGAGTTTAGCATTGCTACCGCGCTCGCCAGCCCCTTCGTTCTTGCCGGTGTGACCGATCGTCGCGATGTGAAAGTGACCGGCAGCCGCTTCGCGGATTTGCTTGAGATGCAATGCTGCGAGGTTCTGCGTCTCGGCGTCATTTTCTTTGCCGGCCGCAATGGCTTTCGAATTCGTGTCGAAGATCACAAGCCCGACGCCGCAATGGCTGGCGACCTCAAATCTATTGATCGTATCCGCCACGATGCTGACGCAAGCCGGATCGAGCAAGTTGATCGTCTTGCCAACCACCGCGATCGGAAGATCGCCAGGCAGTCCGTCGCGGGCCGCATATGCCGCAAGCCGGCGTCGGGTCAGTCCCGCGCGTTCAATCGCGAAGTAGACTACTCCGCGATTTTCGCTAATTTTGAGGTCTTCGTCGTCGTCGGTGGAGTTCCGAGCGAACTTGTGTCCTCGCCAATCGCGGCCGCTTGCGACGTGAACGGCAATATCAGTCTTCAGTGCGCTCTTGAGCGAACCCGGAGGCCCGAACCAGGTCGAGTCTTCATCAAGCGCAATGACGCCTTCGATCAGCCAAGTTTTCGGCGGCTCGGTGAAGCAGTCTTCGAAGGTGTCGAATTCCAGAGCATGCGGGTAATCATTGTCGTCAGACATCAGGTGTGGATTTCTGCGGCACGAATGTGCAGCGGTCAGAAACCCGATCGAGAAAGCGCTTGATTTTTAGAGCCGGTTGCGTTATGAAACTAGTTATCGAGCCAATTCCAGAACGCAATTCAGCCCCGGTCGCGCGCCAACGCGGTCGGGGTTTTTGCTTTAGGCGGCTTCAATGCCGAGCAGTTTGCGCAGCGCCACCGTTGGGACACGGTATCCACCACCGACTCGTATCGTCGGGATGTGGCCGGCCTTGGCGGCGGCGTAGCTTGCGCCTTTCCCCAACTCGAAGCAGATGCGACCGACCTCTTGAATCGAGGCGGTTGGTTTCGATAACAGCGCCTTTAGTTCTTCGTTCATGTGAAATTTCCTTTCCGTGTTGCGTGGGGCCATATTTGGCTCCAAATGTAAAACTTTTCCCTAATAGTTGCGTGGGGCCACATTTGGCGCTATATTGCCCAAAGAGTTGGATATGATGGGGTAGGGACAATGGCTCGGAAGCCGAGCGATCCGGTGAAGCTGAATCTGCGTTTCAATGAAGCTTTGCGCGCGAACCTGGAAAAGCAGGCGGTCAAAAACAATCGCTCAATGAACGAAGAGATTGTTCGCCGACTCGAAGAGTCCTTTCACCGCGAGGAGATCAGGGCGCTTGTCGAGAAATTGGCGCAGGACGTCACCGTGCAAGTTACCGAGGTCATAAAACAGGGTGTTCCGCTCAAAGGGGACAAGAAATGAAGGGGCACGTCACTCTACAGGGCAAGGTCTGGTATGCCGTGATCGATACTCGCGACGCGGCGGGCACCCGAAAGCGCAAATGGCACAAGCTGCCGGACGCGAAAGGCAAGCGCGACGCACAGACGGCCTGCGGCAAGCTCATCGCGGAAATGGGCAACGGCGATTATGTCGAACCGTCAAAGACGACCCTGGCGCAATTTTTCGTCCGGTGGCTGAAACACATCAAGCCGAACGTCTCGCCCCGCACGCACGAACGATATGCGCAGATCGCCACCAAGAATCTCGCTCCGCTGCTCGGCGGCAAGCTGCTCTCAAAGCTACAGCCGATCGATATCAGCGGCGCTTATGCCGCGGCACTGGAAAGCGGCCGGTGCGACGGGAAGGGCGGTCTATCGCCCCGCACAGTCCATCACATGCACCGGGTTCTGTACTCCGCCCTTGACCAAGCCGAGCGCTGGAAACTGATCGTCCGCAACCCGGCGGCACTGCTCGAAAAGCGCGATCGGCCGAAGATTGAGCGTAAGCCGGTCCCCACGATCGACGCGCCGACGACCGCGACCGTGTTTGACGCTGCGCGAGAACGCCGGCTGTTTATTCCGCTCGTGCTCGCCACGTTGTGCGGTCTGCGTCGGGGCGAGATTACCGCGCTTCGCTGGCGGTCAGTCGACCTTGATTCGGGTCAGCTCGCCGTTGTGGCGAGCACCGAACAAACGGATGCCGGCGCCATCCGGGAGAAAGAGGCCAAGAGCGGGAAGACGCGCACAATCGCGCTGCCGTCGCTCGCCGTAGAGGAATTGCGGCGCTGGCGGCTTGAGCAGGCCCAAGAGCTTCTGCGGCTCGGCGTGCGCGCGGACGAGACCTGGCACGTCGTTACCCAATTCGACGGCTCGCCCTTGCAGCCGCGCAGCCTCACGCACGTCATGTCGGCCTTCCTGAGCGAATGGGGGATGACGCTGCACAAGATGCGGCACACCCACGCCAGCCACATGCTCGCCGCCAAGGTTCACCCGAAGGTCGTCCAGGAGCGGCTAGGGCACTCATCGATCGCAATCACGATGGATATTTATTCCCATCTGATGCCGAACATGCAGGGCGAGGCCGCCGCGGCGGTTGACGTGGCCCTGCGTGCCGCCATAAACAAGCGCGCCGACGACGTTGGGTAGTAAAGCGGTAGTAAGTCCTCGATTTGTTCTCGCGAGACTGCTTCTAACCCATTGATTTTGTTAGCACGGAAGGGTGGCCGAGTGGTTTAAGGCACCGGTCTTGAAAACCGGCGTGCCCGCAAGGGTACCGTGGGTTCGAATCCCACCCCTTCCGCCATCTCCTTATGTTTCCCCATCTACCCACGTCTTAACGCTACCAAAAAATGCTGCTTTGGCAGTGACTTGACCTCTTATCTGCTCTAAATGTGTCTTCCGAAGTCTACCCACATCTGTGATTCTGACGTGGGGTAAGACGTGGGTTTTGGAGGACACTTTTATGGGCGCACTCCACGTTTTGACGGCACTTCAGGTGAAGAACGCGGCAGTGGGAGCGAAGCTCTCCGATGGCGGCGGCCTGCGCCTTGACGTCGATCCGCGCGGGGGCCGGTCGTGGGTGTTTCGCTACAAATCCCCGGTGACCGGCAAAGAGCGCTACATGGGCTTGGGAGCCGCGCCTAACGGCAGTGTCGATGCCGCGCGCAAGAGCCTTGCGGAGGCGCGGGACACGGCGGACAAGGTGCGCAAGCTGCTCCGGGAGGGCAAGGACCCCATCGAGCACAGGAACGAGTTGCGCACGGCTGAGAAGGTCAAAGCGGCGAAGGCGATCAGCTTCAAGGATTACGCCGATCAGTTCATCGCCATTCACGAATCCGGATGGAAAAATCCCAAGCACCGCCAGCAGTGGCGTAACTCGCTTCGCGACTACGTTTACCCGATTATTGGCAACAAAGCCGTCCCCGAGATCGTAACGGGTGACGTGGTTAGGGTGCTTTCTCCGATCTGGACGACGAAGAAAGAGACGGCCGCTCGCATTCGCGGCCGTATTGAGCAGATACTTGATGCCGCGACAGCGAAAGAAATCCGGATTGGTGACAACCCCGCTAGGCTTAACATCGTCAAGCACTTGGTTCCAAAACAGAAGCGTAAGGCGGACGTGCAGCATCACCCCGCTTTGCCCTATCAGGAAATGCCGAAGTTTTGGAAGTCTCTTGCCGATGACACCAGCGATGCTGCTCGCATGTTGCGTTGGATCATCCTGACTGCCTGCCGATTTAATGAAGCGTACTCAATCGACCAAGCGGCCGAGATAGATGGCGATCTCTGGACCATCCCGAAAGCCCGAATGAAGGCCCGGCGCATTCACCTTGTGCCTCTCACTTCCCTTGCTCTCGCTCAGTTGCCCTTTCGGCCGGTCAGCGACGTCACCCTGTCAAATTGCATCAAGCGCCATACGAACATCCGAGCCACAACGCACGGCATGCGCTCCACCTTCAGGGATTGGGTCGGAGATGAGACAGAAGCGGCCTGGGAGGTCGCTGAGGCGGCTATAGCGCACGCTACCGGTGACGAGTCAAAGGCCGCTTACCGGCGTGGAACGGCCCTGGAGAAGCGGCGGAAGCTGATGGACGAGTGGGCTGAGTTCTGCGCGTCCGGTCGGACGTAGGGGGGGGTATTCAATTGCCCGAGCGATTGCCCGTTCCATTGATAGATTGCCCCTAAGAGGCATATATAGACGATAACCGCCGCGTAACACGGAATAGGCGCGGCGCAGACCAGAGCGGTATTCGGCGCGTCTCTGGTGTCAGACGGAAGCGACACGTCGCCCCGGCCGTTACCGGTCGAGTCAGGGTCAAAACCTGGCTGATAAGGGTTCCCGCTCAGCGGGCTTTGGGCCGAAATACGCACCGGGCTTCGGCTCGGCTCCGACTATCAACAGCCCGCCTAGGGCAATCGGAGTCGAACTATGCCTAAAGCCACCCGGCGCCGCGTCCCGCGCACGACCAATCTCGTCAATTTTCCCACCGATTATCCGAACGCCTACCGCTACCAGGGCACAGAGTTCTTCTGCGGCGCTCTTGGCGGAGCGTCACTACCCGCATTTTACAAATACCGCGCAGAAGGACTGATCCCGCCGCCTGACGTGAAGCGCGGACACCTGAACGCGTGGAAGGAAACCACCATCGCGGCTGCCGTCGAGGCGTTCGCCGCGCGCTCGCGCACCGCCGTCCAAGCCTAAACACCCGCCAATAGACCATGACGCGTGCTGTCGTGACGGCCCTTCGACGGGCAGTCGCGCTCGCGCGCACGGTTCACGTCCGAGGACTTAACTTGAAACACATTCCGCCTGACGCGCTTTGCCGCGCCGATACCCATGCGTCCATAGCGCCCGCCTTCCGAGAGGAATTGGAGAGCTGCATACCCGTGCTTCGCCGATACGCCCGCAAGCTAGGCGGCGCCGATCTTGGCGAAGACTTCTTACAGGAAACGCTCTCGCGCGCTCTTGCGTGCGAGACGGCTTATCGGACGGAAGGAGCAATGCTTGCATGGCTCCGTCAAATCCTGAAGAACATCGCCCGCGATCAGCATAAGAAACGCCAGCGCTATGAGCTATTTTGCGATCTCGCGCCCGATATAGAGGGCGATGAATCTGGCGGCGATGCGGGGGACTTTGCGTCGACCGTTCCTGATGACACCACTCTCGGTGCACGGGAAACGCAGCTCGATGCAAAAAAGTTCATTGAGCTTGCTGCAAAAGTCATCGGCTCGGAAACGTGGCGATGCCTGGAGCTGACGGCGAGGGGATTCTCGTCGGAGGAGATCGCAAGCCAACTCGGCATTAGCCGGTCAGCAGTACGGCAGAATGTCTCGCGCGGTCGCAAAGCAATGGAAGCTCTCCGCGCCGCCCTCCAACAAAAAGCCTCTAAGCCTAGCCGGAAGAAGCCCCGATGAAAACGGTAAATGCCAAGCGGGCGGCTGACTTTGAGAACGAAATGCGCGAACAGACGCGCGTCGACCGAGCGAGGGCGCACAACAAACAAGTAGCGCTCGACTTGGCGGCGGCGGGCATTCCCGTCTTTGTCGCGAACCCGGAGAACAAGGCGTCGCTGGTGAAAGCGTTCAACCGGCGCGACACTGACATACCGAGTGAGGAAGCCGAAACGCTGCGGCGCGAGTTTTACGACAAACACAAATTCAACCCGCTCCACATTGGGGCCACGACTGATCGGCCGACCGTCCGCAGAATGTTTAGGGAGAAGCCCGACGCGCTTCCTGCGATCAGTACCGGACCGGCAGGCTTGCTAGTGGTCGACAACGACGTGAAGGAACGCAACGGCATTTCACGCAACGGCGTCGAGCTATTCGATGCATTCTGCGAGCAACACGGCGGATTGCCGGAGGGCGTGATTGCTGTCGAGTCGCAGGGCAAGGGCCGCCACCTCTATTTCGCGAACGAAGGTGATCACGGATGCAGCGCAGGCCGCCTGAAAGCCGATTGCGAGACCGACGTAAAGGCGATCGGTGGATTCGTCATCGCGCCGTCAGCTATCCGTATTCACGACGGGCGCCGCTACGGTGATCGTTCAAACCTGGACGCGCTGATCGCCGCTTTCAAGGGTGGGCGGCTGCCGCCCATCCCTGAGTTCGTCCGAAAGGCGATCGGCGACAAGAGCGCGGCGAACAGTTCTGTCAGTGAAAAAGACGTGCAGGCGCTCGCGGATGACTTGCGGCAAACCGGATTGCCGGACGGCGCAGCGCTGCTTGATCCTGTCTTGGATGGCGTCGATTGGGGCAAGCTTGTCAGTCGATATGACGGCCTGCGACAAGCGATTGACGACGGCGACCGCTCAGATACGCGTTACCATCTTGCTCGCGCATTGAAGCGGGAGCGGCCGGGGACTACCTCCGCTGAGTTCGCGGCAATCGTTCTCGAAAGGCCGGACGAGTGCGGCGCGTTCGTTGAAGACGACAAACCCACCCAAGGTGAATTCAACTGGCGCAATCTTGCGCGCGACTTCAGCCGTGCTGAAGCCGTCCCGGGCTCAGATGGCAGCGCGTTTGACGTCGTTGAGGATGACGACGCGCCCGAGATGGATGAGGCGAAGGGTGAGCGGGCAAAAGATCACGTTAATCTGGTCGACTTGCTGGCTGAACCGGAGACATACACCCAATGGGTCGTGAAGCACTTCATCGCATTCAACACGACGATCATTGCGGCAGGGTTGTGGGGGTCTGGCAAGACAGCCGTTTACTTGGACATTGCGCTTCATATCGCGCACGGCTTGCCGTGGCGTGGGCGAAAGGTCGAGAAAGGCGTGGTTCTGTATCTGGCGCTCGAAAATCCGCACGACGTCCAGTCCCGCATTCGCGCATGGTGCAGGCGGAACGATGGCGTTCGCTTTGAAGAAAGCTTCGTACTCTACCGTGGGAACTGTTCGCTGTTCGACGCACAGAACAAATCGACGAAGGATGAACGTCGCATCATCAAGTTGGCGAACAGCACAGCGGAGCGACTGAACGTGCCGGTGGCGATGATTGTTATCGACACCGTGTCGCAAGCGATCCTCCCCGGAAGCGATCGCGAGCACGGAAGCCTGTTCGTCAAATCGATGCAGCGCATTGCCGACGCAACGGGCGCGAACGTGACGGCGCTACATCATCCGACGAAGGCCGGAGATCAAGTGCGCGGCGACGGAGCGTTCCAGGGCAACACTGATGGTGTTGTGCTTCTCTCGCGAGATGTGAGAACCGGGCTGGGGACGATACAAGCTTCGCCGCAGAAATTCCGTGTTGGCGATCCACGAAAGGCGAAATTCGGATACAGGCTCGAGCCTGTTTCGGTAGGCGAGGATGCCGATGGTGAAGATAGGGAAATCATCGTCGCGGTCGAGGCTGCAACGCCGTCGTCCTGGGATGTCGAGGAGCCGAACGATGCTCAGGACGTTCCGCCGCCGCCCGACACGCCTAGCGAACGGCATTCTGCAATCCTCCGCGTGATCCGCGAGCGGGTTGATGCGATAGCGAGCAACACAGACGACAGGTCCGATGAGATCGAACTGCCCGCCCGCGATGTCATGATGCTTTGGAATGTTGACCGCAAGCGAAGCGGGCTGTCCGAAATATCGGACCCCGCGATTTGTTCGCGGTTGCTCGCAAAGCTGGTCGACTCTGAAAGCCTTGTTCGCGTTGGCACTAATCGAAGGTCTGCCGCGTACAAGCTGCCGCCCGAATAGCCCTACCAGATCGCCCGGTCATCTAAGGTGGCCGGGCGATCAGCGCTCAGTCTTCGCGGTCTACCCGCCAATTGATCGGACCCTTCCGACCGCGCCTTTTTGAATAACGTAGCGAGCGCGCAAGCTCAGCGCTGTACACTGCCCAGCAATATTCGCCGTCAACAGTTTCGTGAATCTTGAGAGCGCGGGCGACGGCAACCAAACCCTTCCAGATATCCCGCTGACTGATAGCTTGATGTACGCTGTGTACCGCAGCGTCGAAATCTAAGCCGTGTTGACGGACAAGTTGAGCCGCGTTCTTGTGATCGCCACGGCCCTTGGGCTGATACTCTGCCCACAACTCAGAAAATGTCCGGCCTTGGTCCCAAGCTTCGGCGGCGCAACCGGCGACACAGATTCTAAGCTCATTTTCATGATTGAGGTAGCGCCACGGGACAACGTGGCCGCCGCCCTTGGGCTTTAGTTTGACTTCGCGAATAACGCTCGCAGGGTGCAGCCCTTCATCCTGAGCGGCAAGGAACGCCATCACGACGTGGCCCGCCTCATGTATCTCCGCAAAGTGTCGAGGCCGCACGCCATAGGGGATATAGCCAGCGTCCCACTTTCCTTCCTGTATTGACTGCATCCCGAGGGCGATTGCGCCCCGCCAGATGTCTGACTCCGTTAATTCGTCAGCAAGATCGCTGCCTGCCGACTGAGCGTATTGATGGAAGTCGGACACCCAATCCTTCCATTCCTGCCGGACCCGTATCGTCAGGGTCGGATCATGCCCGGTCGCGGGCCTGCCTATCCGCTTTTTCGTCGCCATGGCGGGAAGCCTTTTCTGTCTTACAGAAAGTTCGGCCGTGAGTACTTTATGTCTTACAGAAATGCAATCGTGTCTTACAGGAAGTCGGGAGGCGGAAAGGCGGACAGGCTGTCAGTTGAGCCCGCAATCGCCCTGTTCGCGATCATGACGGACCATGCGGGCTGACCCCATCCGCATGATCTTTGCATGATGAAAACCCGAGTCGGTTGCATGATCCGGCATGATTACCCGCATGATTATTGTGCAATCAAATCAACGGACTACGGAAGGTCGCATGATCCGTCATGATCCGTCATGATCCATTTCCCATCAATCATGACGGCTCTCCCGTGTCTATAAGACACGGGAGCCGCATGATGGGCCTGTTGGGATTTGAAGTCGCTTAGCGGGCAGGCGGTTTTCGCCGCGCTCTCAACACCTACGGTGTGGGGCCTAGCCAGTTATCCGCCACTTTGGGCTAAGGCCGAATGTCGAATAGCCACGTCGCAAAACTGAAATAATCAAACCTGTCACAGATCGCATCGCTCTGGCGTTATGTACATAGGAGCGCTGACATGGCGCGCCTTCAATCTCCCGGCCGCTCGGGCAACGGCCACCCAAAAAGAGCACCCGACCGCACCCCATCGCATGGGGCGCACGCTTCCACCCCCGGCGCGCACAAAGACGTGTCGTGTCGGTTAGTGGGGCAGGCAGCCTCCCTCGGATTTCCAACACCGGGCAGCAGCTCATCAGCCGTAAGGCTGGCCTATCAGACAAGCTCCGGTCGAATTGCGGAGCCTCAAGAGAAGATGAAGGCCGGTTCGGGAGCGCTCCAATAGATTCTGTTCGGGAAGGTCGCAAGGGCTGAGCGGGAGCCTGACCTTCACCCGGAAGCGCCGCGCTCGTGGTCGGAACAAACCTCGGGGCAATGAGCGCGGCGCGTATCCCGCTGACTCCAACCAAAGAGAACCACCGCCTATGACCAATGCCACCTCTAAGGCCCTCGCCAAGGTCGTCGAAATCGCAAACGACGCGCTCGAAGAACAGAGCGCTTCCGACGAACTAAAGTGCATAATCGAAACGTCGCAGCCTGAAACAATCTCTACCGGCGATCTCGCGTTGATGAGCATCGCCGCCAAAATCGATCGCCTCGCCGAGTCAAGCGAACGTCAGGCTAACGCGCTGGAGCGCTTGACCGAACTGTTCGGCGCTGTGATCGGCCTGGGTGACGCCGAGTGCGGAGACGGAGGCACCGACTACAAAGCAGTGCCCTACGTGCGGACCGGCCGTGGCGGCCCGTTCAATTGTGATGAAAACGCAGGCCCGGTGTGAGCACCGATCATCAGGTCTTGGCAGACACGCTGAACCAAATCGCGGCGATCTATGCCGCGCTCTTGGCGGACCTTCCGACCATGCAGACGCTTCGCGAGCAAGCCGAAGTCGCGATGCGGCACGCTCCACGTGTTGGTCCTTATTCACCGCTCCACGAAATGAACCGGCAAGCGAGGCTGGCAACTGCGGCGCTGCCCCATGCGAGCGAGCCCACGAAGTGGGAGCCGCCCGCCTTGTGAGCGGGCAGGCTTACCGGTTGGCAGCTATCGGATTACCGTTGATGGCCTAATCCTACGCCGAGGGTCAGGGCCTTCTGGCGCAGAGCGCCTATCGTGCGCTTCATCTCCTTGGCGATTTTCACGACGGGCGTTTTCGCCTTCGAGTGCTTCTTAAGGCCTTTAATATCAGCGGCAGTCCATTCGCGTCGTCCTGGCGTGCGCTTCTTCGCTTTCGTCTTCAACTGGCAACTCCGTTTTGAGAAGCGGAGCTGTTAGCACCGGCATGCCGCCGTGACAACTAACTAATCGTAAATCAACGGGTGGTGAATGCTGAGCGTAAGCCTGGACATATCTAAGCTTGAGACATGGGCCAATGAGTTATCCGCGCGTGGCATGCGCAATGCGATCAGGCGCGCTGTTGATCGAAGCGCCACGGCAGCGCGTAAGTTAGCTCTCGACGTGATTGCGAAGGACGCGGGCGTTGCTGTTGCGCGTATCAAGCCGGGCGTTACGAAGGTCAAACGCACGACGCAAACCGATCTGAGCGCCAGCTTTACGGCGAACAAGCTCCGAGTCGGTATCCTGCAAACGGCTGGTGCGACCATCACGCGCGGAGCCGGATTGCACGCAAGCACGTTTCGGCTGACAGGCGGCGGCTCTGCCTCGCTCGACGTGGCAAACGCCTTCGTCATCAACGCCAACGGAGGCCGCTTCGTCGCCATACGTCGCGGCAAGAGCAGATTGCCGGTGAAGGGCATCTATGGCGAAGCGCCGAACACGGCGATGGGGCAGCCCGACGCTGCGGCGCGCAAGGCATGGCAGAAGGAAGCTGAAGCGCAGCTCTCGGCACGACTGGCCGTAGAGGTGCAGAAGCAGCTACTGGCCGAAGGCATTCCGTACAGCGCGCCGCTCGACACTGACTGAACCCAACACCGCCGCATGCCGAGTCGACACGGCGAGCGGCGGATAAGCGTGCCGCGCCTGGCATCGGAGCGCTGGCGGTTCGCCCATGCCATGGGCGCGGCACGCGTCAATCAACCTAAATGGATTACGAACATGAACACAAGCGATGCAAAGCTAACCGAACTAGTGAAGATGCAGATGGCTGGCGCGAGACTGCCGGAGAACATCGTGGTCGACCGCAAGTCTATCGATACGCGCCGCTTCGTCGCTCGCTATCAGTTGGATCGACGAGAGGCTTGGGCCGCTATCAGCCAGCTTGTTGAGCACGTGATCGAACGGCCGCTGGTGTGCGAGGTTGCGGGTTCGCTCAGCCTGTAGCCCGCGAGCAAAGGTAGTGCTGAAGGCGAGCACAATGCGCCAATGCTCGCGCCTACGTGCCGTTGGGGTCCTTCCGGGAAATCAGAAAACGGCCCACAGCGGCACGCTGCCGCAGTATTTCCGCTGAAAACTTCATCACTTTCGATAGCAGAGAACAGCCATGGGGCGACCTAAGGGCGTGATCGGCCGCGTTGCCGAAGCGACAGGTCTGGATCAGGCGACGGTTCGCCGCGCCGTCATCGCTGCCGGACTTGATCCGCGGAGCGTGAGCTTTGATCCGGCCTTGCAGCTTGTACAGTCGATAGCGGACCCGGCCCGAGTAATCGGCCACGCGACGAATGGCAGGGGCGAGGGCGGGCACACCGCGACCGAGGCGCTTGCAGAAGCCAAGGCACATGCCGCGCGGCTTAGCGCCCGCAAGCAAGAACTTCTGAATGCCAAGCTCGAAGGCTCTCTCATCTCGCGTGAGGCCGTGACAGCGACCGGCGCGCGCATTCTCTCCGAAGCACGCACGGCGCTTTTGTCACTCGGTCACCGCCTTGCGCCCAAGGTCGCAGGCAAGACGGACGCGCGGGAGATAGCGCGCATTGTCGAGACTGAAGTTCGTGACGTGCTTGGCGAGATCGCCGACGACAAGAGATTTTTTGAAGCTTTGGAGGCCGAAGCCCTTTCATGATCGATGAGCAGCTTGCGCGCGGCTGGCTGCGCGCGCTTGCCCCGCCGCCGATTGTCGCGCCGACCACCTTTGCGGAAACGCAAATCATTCTGCCGGGCTCTGCGAACGCAATCCCGGGGCCTCTCAGACTTACAGCCTATCAGCGCGAGCCGATTGACGCGATAGCCGATGACGATGTTGAAATCATCGTGCTCATGTTGGCTTCGCAAACCGGCAAGTCGACAATCATCAACGCGATTATGGGCCACTGCATCGCCGCTGATCCTGGCCCGATGCTTCACGTCTCCCCGACTGGCGCGCGTTCGGAGGAGTTCGTTCGCGAGCGCTTCGACCCGCTTGTCACTTCGTCGCCAGCTCTGCGAGAGCTGGTCGGTAAGGGGCAGGACACCCGAAAGGGAAAGAGCGGCGGGACGGACTCGCTTTCCGCAAAGACGTTCCCGGGTGGCCAGCTCAGCTTCGCTTCGTCGTTCAAGGCTGACGAACTTGCAGCCCGAGCTATCAAGTTCCTGTTTCTCGACGAGATCGATCGATTCGCGAAGTCGGCAGGCGTAGAGGGTGACCCCATCGACCTTGCCATCAAGCGAACGAAAACGTTTGAAGGTAAAGGCCGCAAGATTGTCATTGTGTCGACTCCCACCTCCCGCGTGGGGTCGCGCATCAATCAATGGTTCATGCGTGGGGATCAGCGACGCTTCGTCGCGAAGTGTCCTCACTGCGGGCACGTCGCACCGCTCGCCTTCGAAAATCTAAAAGGGGACAAAGGCAAACCCGAGACGGCGCACCTCGTTTGCGATGACTGCGGGGTGGTGATTGACGAAGCGACCCGCCGTTTAATGATCGAAAACGGGGAGTGGAAAGCCACCGCAACAGGCAAGCGGGGCATTCGCTCCTATCACCTGACGGAACTATCTTCACTCTTCTCGACGATGGCCTCGGTTGCGCAAAACTTCGAAGCCGCGACCACGCCTGAAGCCAAGCAGGTTTTTTACAACACGACCTTGGCCCAGGTGTACGACGCGGGAACGGAAGTTGAGCTGTCGTCGTCAGAGTTGCAACAGCGAGTCGAAAAGATCGCGCCGCCCTATGCGGCGGATATCGTGTTCGTCTCAGCGGGCGTTGACGTGCAGGCTGACCGCCTGGAATGCACATTCCTGGCGCATCACGCCGATCAGACTCTCAGTGTGCTGAATCATGTCAAGCTCTTGGGTGACACGTCGGGGGACGCTGTTTGGCGCGAGCTTGACGCAGCGATGTCGGCAACGTTTGCGACCGCAGATCGCCGCACACTGCCCGTGCAGATTCAGGCCATAGACTCCGGCTTCAACGCCGATCGGGTCATGACGTTCGTGCAGTCGCAACGGCAGAAGTCTCGCGCGGCCTATGCCGTGAAAGGCATGGGTGGCTTTGATCGAATGCCGCTTGCTCGCGGCGGACGACTGAAAGGCCAGATGGGATTGCTCATCGTCGGAGTGGATAGCGTGAAGCTGTCAGTCCAAAAGGCGCTGGCATCCGACGACGGTACGCCTGGCTTCATTCGACTGCCCGAACATTTGGATGGCGATTACTTCGAAGGACTCGCTTCCGAGGAGTTGCGAGTTCGCTACGTTAAAGGCTCGCCTCGCCATGAGTACCATCGCACAGTCAAACGTAACGAGCCGCTTGACTGTCTAGTCTATGCCGTGGCCATCGCCCGGCATCCCAGCGCGCGGGCAGCAACCAAGCCGTCTGCACCCACACAACCAAAGCCATCATTCGCAGAGCTTGCGCAGAAGTTTGGCGAGCAGCTTTCCAACCAACAGAGGTATTGAACTATGCGAACGAGCAAGAAACCGCCTGCCGTGACGAGCGATGAGAATGCATCGATCGCGAGCGAACGGCTCCGCATTTCCAGCATTCTTGAGAGCGCGGAGGGCAAGCGCAACCCGGCGATGGCTCAGAAGCTCGCGCTGTACTCCGCGCTCGACGCGGAGACGGCGAAAAGCATTCTGGCTGAAGCTCCGTCAGCCAATCCCTATTTGGCCGCCATGGAGTTGCATGGCCCGATTGGCATCGGAGCGTCGCCCAACACCATGAGCAGCGACCCCAAGGCTACACGGCTCGCGGAAATCGAGGCGAACGTGGCGGCCTTCAACGCGGTTAGGGGCTACGCCAAACCGGGCAAGCAGGGCTGATCGCGCGATGGCATTTTCCCTGAGAAAGTTGTTCGGCGGGGGACGCGAGCCCCAGCCCTTGACAATCGCGCCGCCTGCACTGCCCGCGCTTGTGTCCGTTGACACTACTTCGTCCCCCCAGGCTGGGATCATGGACGGTACAGACGGCAGGCCATCGCTCATTTGGTCCCGGTACAACGCGCGACCTTTTACGGCTGGCTACATTAACGGTTGGCAGCCTTATTGGGGCTCGCCGGGGTCAGAGATCAGCCGTGAGCGTTCCCTTGTCGCGTCGATCAACTTGGACCTGTTGCATTCAAATCCCACCATAGCGACCCTGGCCGAGACTTTCGCGACTTATGCGGTGGGCACCGGCTTAACCCTAAGTTCGCGTCCGTATGCTGACATGCTCGGCATCTCGCCGGAAGAAGCGCGGGCGCTTGCGCACCAGATTGAAACCGCATGGGCAATGTGGGCGGGCAATGCTGCGGAGTGCGATGCATCCGGCCGATTCACTTTGCACCAGCTCGCGACGGAAGCATTCAAGAGCTACTTGCTCACGGGGGAAACGGTCTTTCTTCTGGATTGGATGCAGGCAACCGGCGCGACGACTCGCACCAAGATGAACATGCTCGACGCGCGCCAGCTCGACCAGAGCATAACGCGTGTTGCGATCGGCGGCCCCAATAGCGGGAGCGTCCTTCAGGGCGTGCAGTTCGATCACAAGGGCAGGCTGGAAGGATACTGGGTCAGAAAGTTCATTCTCGGCAATACCAGCTCGGCGCCGCAGGCCGTGTTCGTCAAGGCCCGCACGCCATGGGGACGTCAGCGCGCGGTGCATCTATTCGACCCGATAGTGCCCGGCCAGATTCGGGGCATCTCGCCGTTGGCCGCCGCGCTCACGTCGGCGCACGGCAAGAATACGTTGCGCGAATTCACAATGGCTGCCGCATTGATCCAATCAATGATGACGACAACGGTCGAAAGCGATCTGCCCAGGAACGAAGCTCTTAAAGCATTTGCGTCCGATGACCCGCTGACCCAGCAAGCCCCTCCACCCGGCTTTACACCGGAAGCGTGGGCGCAAGCCAAGTCTGACTATTATGGCAAAGTGCAAATCGATCTCAATCCGGGAATGATTAACCATTTGCTTCCCGGTGAGCGGATGGAGCAGCACCGCTCTCAGTCACCTAACAACACCTACGACTCGTTCGATAAGTCTCTCGTTCGCGAGTCTGCAAAGGCGGCAGGTGGCAGCTATGAGGACGTGAGCGGGGACTACTCAAAGACATCCTTCAGCGGTGCACGCTTGGCAGCTGAACTGCCCTGGCGGATCAATAAGCGCCGACGCGCGGCCATCGTCGAGCCGTTCTATCGTGCGGCATTCGTCGCGTGGTTGGAGGAGGCTTGCGAGACTGGGCGCATCAAGCTGCCGACTGGTGCGCCAGCGTTTTGGCAAGCGCCCGATGCTTACGGCAACGCAGTATGGCGCGGCGAAGGAAAGCCGGTTGCTGATCCGCTGAAGGCAGCGCAAGCCGACATCCTCGAAATCGAAAACGGGCTTTCGACGCTTGAAGCCAAGCTCGGCGAGCGCGGCTTGGATTTTGAGGAAGTAGTCGCTCAGCGAAAGAGCGAGCGCGATCAACTTGAGGCGGCGGGGCTCAACTATCCCGTGCCGAAGAACCGGGACGACTGGAAGCCTGAAGACGACGCGCCGTCAAAATAAAGGTCAAAACCAAAATGAACAACTGCATACCTAGCGGTGGGACAATTCCTGTCGTCGATAACCCGTGCGCGATGCTGCCTCAACTTCGCGCCGCGATGTACCAGCTCATGGGCGGACAGGCGCGCGCGGAAGTGAGGCACGGGGACCAATGGATGCGTTGGCACCGTGGCGAGTTGAAGGCCCTTCAGCACGAAGTGCGAAGGCTGGAAATCATCTGCGAGTCCGGCATCAGCGCGGGCAGGGCTGTCCGCGTCGGGCCTCACTTTCCGCCGCGACGGCCATTCCGATATTGAGGGTTACGAAATGAAATCTAACAACACAGTAGTATGGGTTCACCCGAACCCGATGCTCGACAGTTACGTCGTATTGCCTGACGGCTATCAGATGTCGCTGGGGGACGCCTTGGCGAAAGGCTTCACGGTCATCCCGTGGCCCGACAGCGAAAAGATTGCAACGGCCCATCCGCATGAGACAAATAACGTCGTCTTGTCGCGTGGTGTAATCGTTGGAAGCGAGACGGCTCGCAAGGCGGGCTTTCAGATGCGCGAGCAGGCCGCACCGCCAGCAAACAGCGCGCGCGCGTGGCGATCAGCCATTCTTACGCTGCCGGAAGCAAACGAGCGACCGGCCGCAGCCGTTGAGCTTGTGATGGCGCGAACTCCTGAAACCCTTTCGGTGGAAACCGCCCGCGCGTTCCTGCGTGGGCTGCCCGTCGAGACTACCACCACCCATCAACCCGAAGAGAAATCAATGACCGACACCGACCCGCGAGCCGCGCGCCGCGCCGAGATCACGCGGAGCATGGCCGCCTTTAACCAGGGCAGGGGCTACACGGCACGAACCGCTCTGCCGGTTGCCCGTCAGGCCGCGCAGCCTGCCAGCCTGAAGCACGTCGAGCCCGCCAAGTTGAAGCGGCTTGCCGAGATCAGGCTGAACGCCATGGAGCACAACGGCAAGGGCCGGACCCAGGACGCGAAGCTTCTGCGGTTGGCTCTTGAGACGCACGCCAGCGTTGGAACGCCGTTCGATCGGCTCTGCGATCAGCTTGGCGTCGATACGTCCAAGCTACTCCCCAACTCCCACTAAACCCAACGAGGCCAAAACATCATGTCAAATACCGAAACCTTCTCGCTTTCGCGCCCGCTGAAAACGCACGACGGGGATATCAACGCATTGACGCTGCAAGAGCCGACAGCCGGTGCATTCATCGACCACGGCGAGCCGTTCAAGCTGGTGCCGCGCAAGGGCGAGGACGGCGAGCAGGATGGGTTCACGTTCGTATACGACAATAACAAGGCGTTCGCGCACTTCCTGGTCGATATGATCGCGGAGAAGGTTGATGCGATCATTCTAAGGGGGCTCAGCGCGAGCGACTTTCATCGGCTTCGAGACCTCGCGACAAGCATCATATTGCTTGGGGTGCAGAGCGATCGCCCTATGTAACCGTCCAACGCATGATCGCAGTAATGATGCGAGAGTTTGGAGTGCAGCCTTCGGAGCTGCACTCTATGCGCGTGGGGCGGCTTGTGACTCACATCAAGATGCAAGCGGACCTGACTAAGGTCCGCGAGAAAAATGCAAGGTAGGGCACATGTCTAATCCTTCAGTGACCGCGACGATCAGCGCGGACGACAAGGCCAGCCCGAAGCTGCGCGAGCTTGTCGAGCTGACACAGCGGCTGTCCCAAGCCGCCAAAGCCGCCTTTAACGAAAGCGCAGGCACCGGTTACGCGAACAGCTTCCGGCAAGCCAACACTGCGGCAATGCAACACCTCTCTGTCCTAGAGAGAATCCACAAGGCTCACGCGGCGATCGGCGCGACGGTTGCGGGGTATCTTGGCGGCAAGGCGCTGCACGCCGCTACCGATGCAGTCGGGAAATACCTGCCGCTTGAGCGCGGCGTACGTTACCAAGGCGCTGTAGGCGGCTATTCGGTTTCCGACATGGCCTTGCTTGAACGCCAGCGCATTGAGGCCGCCGTCAAGTACGGCATGAAGAATGAAGACGCGCTGCATGGCCAAATGGCTTTCACAACGCGGGGCTACAATGCGGGCGTGACGGCGGCGGCAACTGATCAGGCTATCCGTCTTTCCAAGGCCCTGGATACGAAGGTTGAGGACGCCGCGAACATCATTGAGGGCCTGACGTTCGGCCGTGGTGCTCGGCTTCAGGACGCTGAGCAAGCAGCGCGTGAAACGCGCTACTCTGCGGACTTGGCGGCTGTCGCCGCGAAGAAGGGCGCAATGAAGCCCGAGGACGTTGCACAGTTCGGCAAGTACGCATTGGGCATGGGCACTGCGGCGGGGATGAGCCCCGAGCAAATGTTCGCAATCGGCATGACCCTGAAGAAGCAGGGCATTGGCGGCGATGAAGGGGGCGTGTTCACCCGCCAACTCGCGGCGCGACTCATGTCGCCTACGCGGGCGGGCATGGACGCGCTCGCGCACATGGGGATCAACTATGCGGACTATGCGCCGCAAGGCCCTGTTTCGGCGGATGCGATTGACGCCACGATGCGCCGCAGGTTCGGTAAAGGTCTTTCGGCAGATTCCAGGACGAGCCTTCAGACCGCGATCGATGGTGGTGATGCCCTCGCCAGTCGCGAGAGTTTCGCGACCGCTGTTCGCGAGGCCGTCGAAGCGAGCGGGGAGTCGCTATCGAAGACTGATCAGAAGCACCTTACCACGGCCGGGCTTGCCCAATACGATCTGGCGAAGGGAAAGCTACGGGGCTCAGAGCTGATCGAGTCCATCCTTCAGCGCGCATCTGCGCGGGACCTGCAAGCCTTCCTCGGTGACAAGCAGGGCGGCCGTGGCGCCGTGCTGCTCGACCATCTTGAGGATTACGCGAAGGCTAAGGGCGAGCTGCAAGGCGGGCAGGGTCTCACAGACAAGATCGCGGGCGAACGCATGCAAGGGTTGGCCGCAGCGATGGACCGGCTGACGGCATCAGTGGAGTCCGCGAGCAACAGTATGGTAAAGGCCAATCAAGGCTGGCTGACGCCCTTGGCGGAAGCCGGAGCCAAACTTGCAGGCTTCGCCGCCGGTCTCTCAGACGCACAGAAACAGGCGCTTAGCGTGTCGGCTGGCTTGGCTTCGCTGTCGGGCCTCGCGGCGGCCGGGGCGACAATCGCCTCGGTCATATCAAGCCTCACGGGCTTGGCTGCGAGCGCTAACATTGCATCGGCCGCATTGACACGGGTGGCGGGTGGCAGCGCCCTAGGAACAGCGGCAAGCGCTGCTGGGGGCGTCGCAGCCGGTGCGGCAGGGTCTCGCGTGGCTACCGGCCTGGGGGTCGCATCCAAGGGCTTCGGGTGGCTGTCGATAGCGGCACTATTCGGCCCCACGCTTTTAGACGAGTTGGGCAAAGAGGCGGCTGGTACTGACGACGCCAAGGGTGGCGGGGCCGCCAACTACCGCAAGCAGCTCGCGCGGCTACACGCCCCCGAATTTGAAGACCTACTCGCCGACAACTCTGGCCCGTTAGATCGCTACCAGCCTGCTAACCCGTGGAAGAGACGACGGGGCGCTACCAGCGATTATCTTCGTCAGCTTGGCGCGTCGGACGACGGGGCTGATAGTGGCGTTGGCTGGCAGGACTCTATTCGCTCAGTCGCTCCGTCAACCGGCTTCAAAGACGTTGCGGTGACCGGCACTGTCACGGGTTCGGCAGAGCTTCACAACATGATTCAGGTCGACGTTAAGCCAACAACGTACTTCGAGGGCGTGGTGCAGCGTGCGGAGAGCGTCGCGAACATGAACCTCAACGGCAAGCTTGGCACTAGCATGCAGGGTCCCGGTGACAACGGCACGAAGCCTGCACAGCCCTCGCTTGGCTCACAATAGGAACTTGGAATGCTATTTCCAGACAATCAGAACTGGCGTTCGGGCATGCAAGATGTGTCCGACGCCATTGACGACACAATGGGCGAACTGGTGACGGTGACGCCTGCCGTGGCGCCTAAGCCCAACTTTCCCACGGTTGCGGACCCGTCGCGCTCGGTGACGACGACCGCAGTGTTTACGAACAGGGCAAAGACAATCATCTTGGGGAGCGAAGGGCGTATCGGCGGCCATTCTATCAGTCCGCTCGTAACTACCGCCGAACCAATCTTCAGCTTCAAGGACGGTGCGCTCCCGTTTCCCATCCTGCAAGGCTATCGGATCACGCGGCTTTGCAGCGGCGATCTTTACGAAGTGAAGGAAGTCAAGCCGGATGGCGTATCGCGGATCATCGTTCCGGTCGTGCATCTCGGCATTCCGAAGGACGATCAATGATAGAGCGCGTTCAATACGCACCGCGATCGGGCGCGACGTTCGAAGCGTCGACAGATGTCCTGATCCCGGCACTGATGAAGCTGAAGGCGTGCCGGGATAAGATGGACGTGCTGATCCTGATGGATCAACTGCCGGACATCATTCTGCCTGCGCTGACGTGGGTGGCCTCGCGCAAAACGTACATCCCGCACTTCGCGGTCGAAACGCTGGTGAAGTGCTGCGGGCCGCTGTTTTTAGAGCGCTGTTTGGGTAAAGCTCGGTCGCGAGAACTGTTGCGAAGATATCCGAAGCGGGCCGCGCTTGCCTAA